TGTCCCCTATCTGCAGTTAAAAATAGTGCCCGAGCCTTTTATAGTTGCTCCAGACCAGATGTAGCAGCAGCAGCCTCTCCCTCTTTTTCTTAAGAGTATAAGAGGCAAGGAGCCTCAGGCCCCCAGTATACTTAAGAAAAAATACTGCCAAAGTTGCGGTTAGCCAAGAATGTACTGACATGTTCTGACTCAGATATTGCTAGGCAACTGGCGAGTTTCTCCGCCCACTTGGAGAAAAAACTGCACCCGCAGGCAATTTTCTGAGAGAGTTGAGAACATTTCCGGCCGCACCCGCAACTCTCGCCAGGAAGTAAGAACTTTTTTTTCTCAGTTTCCAGGGACAAGAGGCGAGTGAGGTCAGAAGCTCTTTTTTTCAGAAGAAAAGACTTCTCACTGTAAGTTTTTTTCTTAAAGTAACCTCTCCTTTTTTACAGATGGGGGGATTTCTTTCCCTTTTCCTGAGTTTGGGAGAAATCGTGGCTGAATTGAGTGCAACAACTGGAATTGCTGTGGAGAGTATCCTTACTGGGGAAGCTTTGGCAGCAATTGAAGCAGAAGTGGGCAGCCTAATGACTGTGGAGGGGCTAAGTGGGATTGAAGCATTATCTCAATTAGGGTTTACTGCTGAGCAATTTTCTAATTTTTCATTGGTGTCTAGTCTTGTTAATCAAGCTGCAGGTTATGGAGTGTTTGCTCAAACTCTAAGTGGTATCAGTGCACTGGTGGGGGCGGGGATTAAGTTGGCATTAGATGAGCAATCAACTGTCAATCATAATCTATATTCCTTATCAGCTGCCAAGCGAGAAGAAGAAAGGCTAGTTAATAATGGCATCCAAAAGCTGAGTTGGAGTTTTGGCCTTGACCCTTTGAACTGGGACCAAAGTCTATTACATGCTGTAGGCAAAAGTGTGTGGGAGGGCCTACAAAAACATCCAGGGGTTAATCATGTTTACTCAAATCTGGAAGCACTTCTAAGACAAGCAAGATGGGTGGTCAAGAGAGAAAGTACTTCTGCTCTGCCTCATCAAATAGGTGAAGTAATACATTTTTTTGAGAGTCATGTACATTCCAATGGAGTACCTGACTGGCTTCTGCCTCTAATTCTAGGATTAAAGGGAGACCCCACACCTGCCTGGCATCATTTGGAAGATGGCCCCTAAAAGGAAGGGTGCTGTATGCAAAACAAGCCAGTGCAAACCATCCCAGACATGTAAAAGAGTGTGCACCACCTGCCCTGTTCCAGCAACAGTTCCTAAATTAATTGTTAAAGGAGGAGTAGAGGTTCTGGATATTGTGACAGGCCCTGATAGTATAACTGAAATAGAATTGTATTTGCAGCCTAGAATGGGGGTAAATAGTACTGATATTGAGCACTATTCTGATTGGTTTGGATACAGCTATGATTTAAAACCCATGAACCCTGACTCCCCTTCCCCTGAGCACCTTCCTTCATATTCATGTGCAAGAATCCAACTGCCCCTACTAAATGAAGATATGACATGTGGCACCTTAATGATGTGGGAAGCAGTGAGTGTCAAAACTGAAGTAATAGGGATTAATACTCTTATTGATGTACACCATCTAGATCAACTACCTATTAGAGATAAAGGGGCAGGGGTACCAATTGAAGGGCTCAATTATCATATGTTTGCTGTGGGAGGGGAACCTCTAGATTTGCAGGGTATTGTTATGGATTATAAGACAAAATATCCTGAGGGAGAACATAAACCCATTACTATAAAAACCATCACAAAAAAGGATTTGACCCCTAAAAATCAAGGTATGGATCCTACTGCCAAGGCTGTCCTTGATAGGGATGGCTATTATCCCATAGAGGTGTGGTGCCCTGACCCTGCAAAGAATGAAAATAGCAGGTATTTTGGATCCTATACTGGGGGAACCAATACCCCTCCAGTTCTACAGTTTACTAACAGTCTCACAACAGTTTTATTGGATGAAAATGGTGTGGGACCTCTATGTAAAGGAGATGGGCTATTTGTTTCCTGTGCAGACATCTGTGGTTTTTTCAACAAGACAGAGGGGATGGCATTCAGAGGTTTACCAAGATATTTTAAAATCACTGTGAGAAAGAGGTGGGTAAAGAACCCATATCCTGTAACAAGTTTAATAAGTTCATTGTTTAATAATCTGATGCCCAAGATTAAAGGTCAACCAATGGAGGGCAAGGACAACCAGATTGAAGAGGTAAGAATATATGAGGGCTCAGAAACAATTCCTGCTGACCCAGATATTGTAAGATATATTGATAAATTTGGACAAAGACAAACTGAAGAACCAAAATAAAATTTATTGTGTAAAGCGGCCTGAATCAACATCTTCATTATCTTGTTCATTATCTTGTTCAAGAATACCCTTCATTGGATCATCCCCATTCTCCACATTCTCCACCATCTTCTGATAAGTAGCCCAGCCCACATCCCCCTCAACAGCACCCTTAAAGTCCTTCACATCACTCCTAATTCCATCAGAAAAGTCATCCAGGGGTAAGAGCCAGATGAGGGCCATCAGGAGGGTGCAACCTCTCTGAAGAACCCTCTTCTGTTGCATAAGAATGTTCTTTTCTATAGAGTTCTTTAGACAAAGTTTAATTGCAAAAGTCAGGGTTTGAGCAAATCTTGTAGCAACAGTTCCAGGAATGTAATATTCATTGCAGGTCACAATGCAGGGAGGAAATATTTGGCTCCTTTTATTCTGATGCTTTCTCTCCAGTTGTACAGGTACAGCTCCATCCATGTGATCCCTTAGATTGTCCAGGTTGTTCATGCCCTGGCCTGACTGAAGGTCTTTATTTGAACATTTAGATCCCTTGACATCTTCAAAACACACCATAAACAAATCTAAAGCACAGCCCAGTTCAAAATTAAGTTTATCTGCTGGACAGTTGATGTTTAAGGCCTTCCCCTCTAATAGATCTATTAAGGCTGCAGCAAAGCTTGTTTTTCCACTGTTAATTGGGCCTATAAACAAAGCATTTCTTTTTTTAGGGATATTATCAGTAAATAATTGCAGGAGTCCCTTCAACATGTCAGCAAAATTTTGAAACATCACACTATACCAAGCAACACCTCCTAAAATCAGATGGAGATCAATCACCTCTAACTCCTTTAAAATTGCTAGTTGCTTTCTAAATTTCTCCTCCAGCATTTCTGTTCTTGTTTGTTCAAGCATTGCAAGCCTCTTTTTAGCACACACCACATCTGCAGCCTGCTGACAAATGGATTTCTGGCTCTTTGATTTAATGAATAGCTTTGCATTATCATGCTCCTTGGCATGGTCCGCATGGGCCTTTAACCCCTTCCCAGTAAGACACTTGGTGCAGTTACCAGGAGGCTTGCTGAAATCCAGGTAATGAGCAAGGATTAGAAGGGGATCATCTAAAAGGTGAGCAAGAGCAAAATCTGCTATTTGATTCCAATCACAGGTAGGGTCTTTCTGCTCTGCAAATTCACCCTCAAAAATCCCACACTTATTTGCTTTAAGAAAGGTATAAGGATCTTTACATAACCTGTCATAGCATTGTACAGGTTGTATAACAGCTTTACATAATAGAAAACTAATGGTACAAAATTGTGCACAGAAATTCTTTATAGCAGTGACTCTATGCTTAGTTAGAAGAATTATGAAAAGAAAACCAGAACCATTCTTATATTTATGCAAGCTTTTAAATTCTACTTTATATTTATCATCTGTTTTATCATAAAGTAGACATACCTTTTCTTTTGTGGAGAAAATTAGGAAGGCATTCTGAGTCTTATTACTAAGAGTAGCGCGAGAGAGGCAGTCAAGAAGATCACTAGGAAAATCAAGAGGACTAAAAGAATCCCTTGGCTTCTTCGATTTTGGAGGTGTGCTTGAGAAACTTCCTCCCGAAGCATAAGGACTTGTTGGATGATCCTCTCTGTGTTTTCGTCTGCGAGGCGAAGGAGTGTTGGGATGGGGTCCGGTGGTCCTGGAATCTCCCTGGGAGGCATTGGACGGGGTCGATGTCTGACTGGAGAATCCGAAAGCCGAGGAGGGAGTAGAGGACTGAGAGGAGGTGAAGGTGTGGGGGTCAGCAGCCGGTGATGGTGGTGGTGATGGTGATGAATCAAGTGTCTCTTCACAGAAGAGTGGGTCCTCGGAATTATCTCCGTGTAGATTGGCTGAGGAGTGGGGTCTGTGGGAAGGCATAGAGGTACTTGACTTTGAGGTATGTACCCTGTCCCTCCCGCTGGACCCCTCGCCTCCGGCGAATTCTCCATGATCCCGAGAGGAATCCCATCTTCTGGATCTTCCTGAGGAACTTGAGGTGGACGGGCCATCATGACTCCAGGTGTATAAGTTCTGCTGGTAGAACCACCACTCTCTAAAGGCGGGGGTTCCATATATAGGGGGTTCATCCTGCAAAGAAAAGGTCATCAATGATGCATTCTGATAAGGGAAATTTTTGATATTTAAAAATTCATACTTACAAAATTTTAAATTCAGAAGATTCAAATCAGTTTCCAGAATCAAAGTCATCCACCAGTCAAAAAAGCACCAGGTATTCGGGAATCCAAACCAGTGCAAGTAACAAGAGAAGCAGAAACACTGCCCCCAGACTAGACACCTCCTTTTTTTTTTTTTCTTAATAGCCTGGTGTTGTTTATACAGCCTGCATGTGATGCAGGAACAATAGGCAGGCTTCATATTAATCCTGCATGTAGGGCCCTTGCAGAACTTAGATTTCCATGTAGACCCCAAATGGGCCATTAAAGTTTTAGGAGAAGATTCCAAAGGATCACTAACCTGGAATCCACAATCTTCTCTCAGTCGAGTGAGGTTTTCTGTGGCTCGGGCCCATAATTCATTTAATCTGACCATTTTCTGGCCATCTCCACCCTTATCTGGGTGATATTTTAAGCATGATTTTTTATAGCAATTTCTCATTACTGGAATATTTCCCCATAATTGGGGGTCTAATTCTAGAAGACTGCAGAGTTCCCTTCTCTCACTACTAGTTAGTACTGTGTCCAT